GCTACACTTCTACTGACTTTGTTAATGGCAAAGGCGTAGAGACTGGCAAGATTGGTAACCTGTACGGCGTTGACGTATATGTTTCTACTAACGTACCTGTCATTGACACTACTGGTGGTGCTTCCATCCGTGGCGCTCAGTTGATCCACAAGGACACCAATGTTCTTGCAGAGCAGCAGGCTGTACGTTCTCAGACTCAGTACAAGCAGGAATTCCTAGGAACCCTGTACACTGCTGATACGCTTTACGGTTGTCAAGTAATGCGTCCAGAAGCAGGCTTCACCCTAGCTGTAGTATAAGCTAAACTGGGGGATTCTTCGGAGTCCCCCTTTCTTTATTCTCCCTTTCTTTTGTTTTCGTAGGAGCTACAATGGCTATATTTAGAGGTGACGGTGGTGCTGGTGATTCCAATACGGATGCCACTATATCTGCTGTTACAGCCCAGGCTAACATAGCTACTACGAAAGCAAGTGATGCAGCCGCTAGTGCAGTAGATGCGGCTAACTCTGCTACAACAGCTACAACTAAAGCTGCTGAAGCAAGCACATCTGCTACTAATGCAGCTAACAGCGCCACAGGTGTTGCAGCCTACGCAACAGCAGCAGAGAACTCAGCAACTGCCGCAGCATCCTCAGAGACTAACGCAGCCACTAGTGCTACAGGTGCTGCTACTAGTGCTACAGCAGCCAGTGCCTCTGAGACAGCCTCAGGAGCCTCTGAGACGGCTTCCGCTGCTAGTGCTACCACTGCTACTACTAAAGCCTCAGAAGCCGCTACAAGCGCAACCAGTGCGTCTAACAGTGCTTCTACGGCAACGACTAAAGCATCAGAGGCTTCGACTAGCGCCAGCAATGCCTCAACCTCCGAAAGCAATGCTGCTACATCGGCCTCTAATGCTTCCTCTTCAGCCACGGCTGCTTCTAGTTCCGCTACGGCAGCGGCTGGTTCAGCAAGTGGTGCAGCTACTTCAGCTACCAATGCAGCAGCTAGTGCTACAGCGGCAGCAGCTTCAGAGTCCTCTGTATCTGCGGATGCCAGTGCAGCGGCTACATCAGCCACTAACGCTGCCACCAGTGCTACTACAGCCACTACAAAGGCTAGTGAAGCAGCATCTTCAGAGACTAACGCAGCAGCCAGTGCAGCTACGGCTACTACCAAGGCCAGCGAAGCAGCGACTAGTGCTACTAATGCAGCAAGCTCAGCTACCAGTGCAGCCTCTAGCGCCACTACAGCAACAACTAAGGCTGCTGAAGCAGTAACCTCTGCAAGCAATGCAGCAACCTCTGCAAGCACTGCAACTACTAAGGCAGCAGAGGCAAGCACCAGCGCAACCAATGCAGCCACTAGCGAGACTAATGCAGCATCAAGCGCCACAGCAGCAGCGGGATCAGCTACTACCGCTACCACTAAGGCTAGTGAGGCAGCTACAAGTGCTACCAACGCAGCTACAAGCGCGTCTACAGCATCTACACAGGCAAGCAATGCAGCGTCCAGTGCTAGTGCAGCATCGACCTCAGAGACCAATGCAGCCAGCTCAGAGACCGCAGCAGCGTCTTCAGCCACAGGAGCAGCGAGTAGCGCCACAGCGGCAGCAAGCAGTGCAACCTCAGCAGCAGCTAGTGCTACAGCAGCGGCAGCGGAGTTGTCTACAGCAGCTCTGAAGGCTAACAACTTATCTGACTTGGCTAGTGCATCTACTGCTAGAACTAACTTAGGTCTAGGTACTGCGGCTACTACAGCGGCTACGGACTATGCTACAGCGGCACAGGGTACGAAGGCTGACACAGCTTTACAATCTAACTCAACACTTAACGCAGACAACATGACTACTGGTACGCTGAACGGCGGCACATACTAAGGGTATATAACTATGGCAACAAAAATTGTAACAAAGAACAGCTCTACTGCTTCTGCCGTTCCAACAGCAAGTGATCTTGTACAGGGTGAACTGGCAGTCAACGTAGCTGACAAACGACTATTTACTGAGGACAACGCAGGTGCTATTGTAGAGCTGGGTACTAACCCTAGTGGCAATGTAACCTTCCAAGACAACGGCAAAGCCCTCTTTGGTGCTGGCTCTGACCTACAGATTTACCATGATGGTAATAATAGTTATATTAATGACGCAGGAACAGGTGCTTTATTAATACGAGGAAGTAACGTTAGTCTTGCTAAGTACACTGGCGAAACAATGGTTAATGCTTTTGCTGATGGTCGTGTTGACCTTTATTACGACAATGCTATTAAGCTAACTACAGTAACTGGAGGCATAGACGTTACTGGCACAGCCACGATGGATGGGCTTACTGTTGACTCAGGTACAGTAGATACAGTAGCGACTTTTCAAAGCAGTGGTGATGCAAACGCATATGTTGTTGTAAAAGATAGTGGTTCTTCGGGAGGTGCTTTTATAGGTGCAGTCGGGACAGATACCATTCTAGGCACTGGTGGCTCAACAGAACGCATGCGCATATCCAGCGCAGGGAATGTGGGTATCGGTACTGGTTCGCCTAGTGCAGGTATTGATGTTGTAAAAACTGGCAGTGTAACTGTTGGTAACTTTGAGACTGACGGCAACTCTACAGTAACTATTAAGCGTACAGGGGCAAGTGCAACCACTTCCTCAATCATTGCTAGTTCGGGTGGAAAAACAACTTTAGCGTCTTCAGGCTACACTACTTTTGACACCAGTGGCTCAGAACGCATACGCATAGACTCATCAGGCAACGTGGGTATTGGTAACACTGTTGCATCTAGTATGAATGGAGGAGCTAATCAACTGGTTGTAGGCAGTGGCTCTACTGGACAGGGTATAACTCTTTACTCTAGCGCCTCTACAGCAGGTTCCATTCACTTTGCAGATGGAACTTCAGGTGATGCGGCTTATCGTGGTCAGCTAGTGTATAACCACAGTGGCGATTACATGGCTATGTTAACGGCTGCAACAGAACGCATGCGCATAGACGCATCAGGTCGCTTGGGTATTAACAACTCGTCCCCAGTAGAGATGCTGACTATTGGCAGCACTTCAGACACCAATGTCCGTGTACAGTTTTTGAGCAGTACGACAGGTGCTAACACAATACAATTTGGAGACGGTACTGGTGCAAGTGCTTATAGCGGCTATATAAATTACACGCACTCAGATAATGCTTTAGCATTTGCTACAGGCGGCTCAGAACGCATGCGCATAGACGCAACAGGCAACTTGTTAGTAGGTACTACGTCTACAATACCTTTCTTGCTTACAAGCGGCTCAGGTGCAGGCATTACGTCATCTGGAACTATCATGGGCGCTTCTGCTGCTGAAGCTGCATTGTTCAACCGTGTGTCGGGAGACGGTGCGGTTGTCAGCTTCTTTAGGACAGGTACAGGAGTTGGTAATATATCTGTAGCAGCAGGGTCAACTTCTTACAACACATCATCAGACCAACGCCTCAAAGACAACATTGCAGACGCTGATGACGCAGGTAGCAAGATAGACGCTATCCAAGTTAGACAGTATGACTGGAAGGCTGACGGCTCTCACCAAGACTACGGCATGATTGCACAGGAACTCCTTGAGGTTGCACCAGAGGCTGTACATCAACCAGAAGACTCAGAAGAGATGATGGGTGTGGACTACAGCAAGCTAGTTCCAATGCTCGTTAAAGAAATACAATCATTACGCAACCGTGTTGCACAATTAGAGGAATAAAACAATGGCAGTAACTTGGACAATCTCAACACTAGAACGTAACTCATCAGATGATGGCGTTATTGTTGCACACTGGCGAGCCTCAGACGTAGATGACACACACTCAGGCAGCAGCTATGGCACTTGTAGCTTTACTCCTGACAGCTCTGCTGAAGGCTACACTGCCTATGCAGACATCACAGAAGCTCAGGCTATTGGCTGGTGCAAGGACAGCATGGGTGCAGAAACAGTGACCGCTGTAGAAGATTCTATCGCTGCACAGATTGCTGACAGCAAGGCTCCTGCGTTAGCTATTGGAACTCCTTGGTAATGATTGCAGAAATCTCAGCAGTTGTAGGTATCCTCAAGGCTCTTAACGATGGCATTGCTACCGTTAAAGAATCTGGGGATCACTTGTCAGGTCTGTCGGGATTGTTTACTAGCCTCACTGACAGCAAGGTAGCTGTAGAGAGCATTGAAGAGGCTACTAAGGCAGGCGATCATGTACTAACACAGGAAGAGGCTCTGGAGCTTGCATGGGCTAAGAACGCCATACGAGAGCAGGAGAAGGAGTTAAAGAAGATAACGCCTAAGCAGGTCTGGCGTGACATGCTGATGATCCAGAATAAGTCTTTGCTAGATCACAAGCACAAGCTGGAGAAGATACGGCTGGCTAAACTCAAGAAGCAACGTCAGATAGGTGACGCAGTTAAGAACATACTAGCTACTATAGCAGTCCTTGCTGTGTTTGCTTGCACATACTGGTTATTTAACACGGGAACACTTTAATGGAATACTTACTTGACATGTACGTGCTTGCTACTTCACTGGTCACTGTCGCCAGTGTTATATGTAACTACACAGAGACTCCGAAGGATGACGAGTTTGTTGCTAAGGCTTACAAAATCCTAGAGCAGTTTGCTTTCTTAAACAACAAAGCTAAACAGTAAACAAGGACGTTGCCATGATGATGGAAGAGTCTACAAAAGACATACTAGACGTTGCTGCTGCATCTACAGCATTGATGTCACTAGCAGCTTGGCTACCACCTACAGCGTCTTTGCTGACTATTGTGTGGTTAGGTATTAGGATATATGAGTCAAATACTGTGCAGGGTATCCTGGGCAAGAACAAACCACTTGACAAATAGCTAAAAATAGTGTATAATATATGACTATATTGAATTCCTTGATAGCCCCTGTTACTAACCTCTTAGATAAAGTCGTAGAGGATAAGGACAAGAAAAATGCTATAGCGTTTGAGTTAGCGACTATGGCGGAGAAGCATGCACAGGAATTAGCTAAAGGCCAGTTAGAAGTCAACAAGGCTGAAGCAGCACATAAGAGTTTATTTGTAGCAGGTTGGCGACCAGCTATAGGATGGATATGTGGACTAGCTCTTCTATATTCTACCATCTTAGCTCCTATTCTGGGTATATGGGTTACTGTTCCTCCTGTTGACAGCTCCTTGCTGACTAGTGTGTTAATGGGTATGTTAGGACTAGGCGCTATGCGTACAGTAGAAAAAACTAAAGGCGTACAGAGAGAACGATAATGGCAAGAGGCGTAAAACTAGCAACCAGCCGCCGCATTCCTGTTAGAGAGGAGAAGCGTCCTGTTGCTGAAGAAATGGTTTCTTTAGACAGCTCTTTTGACACTGCTTCTGATCCGTTTGAAGACACTACTACTACAGCTTCTTCTACAACTACACGCTCTCCTGCTTCAGATACTACATCCTCTACTTCAAATGCTGATTTTAACATGGCAGACTGGTTTAGTGGTTATACTTCTTCAGAAGAATATGATACGGCATATCAAGAAAGTTTAGATAAATATCAAAGAGAAGCCGAAGAAGAAGAAGACCAGTTTATAGGAGAGTTTAGAGACTACGGTTCAGGCACAGGGGCTGAAGGATATGCTTATGACACCGCAGCCGCTAATCCTTTTAAAGATAAAATTAAGTCTGAGCAGCCTTCTTTATATGTTGATACAGTTAAAGAGTTTGAAATAGATTACCCTTACGACTACGATACATCTAGGCTGTACATGAAAACACCTGATACGGGTTTTGGTACATCAGCCATGTACTCACAGTTTGGTGAGTGGAATGAAGAAGAAAACAAAAGAACTCAAACGGGACACTATGTAGACATTAGTGGCGGCACAGCTCCTCCTGGTTCCTACTCTATGGTTTGGGTAGAGAACCCTCCTAAAGATAGTTTATTCCAAAGAGCTTTAGGGTTTGCCCCGTTTAGAGCGGCTGCGGCTTTCTTATCTAACGGTTACTCAGAAGCTGTTATAGCGGCAGGTAGAGGCTTAGCTGGAGAGACTTTACACTTTTCAGACTGGTTATCTATTGTTACAGGTGGTTTAGAACTATCTCAACAACTTTCTAACGCACAGACAGCTACACAAGCCGCAGCAACGGCAGACGCTGCTGTAGATGCCGCCATAGCTGCTGGAGAAATAACTACAGCGGCTCAAGCAGAATCAGCATATAACACCGCTTACAACGCAGCTAGAGGAAGCACAGTAGCTGGTATTAACATGGCAGACATTGCTGAGTTTGCTGATTCTTTATCTCCAGATGCTTTTACTGGTAGTTCTAGCGAGATAGCTAACGCCGTAAAAGAAGCTGAAGACCTAGCTGCTGGTGTAGGTGCAGGGACTGTTTCTAACTTAACCTCTACATTAGGAGACGCTGTAGAAACATTTGATAATCTTTCAGATGTTGTTGATTTAAGTAATGTATTGTTTGACGAAGTTAAGTTCCAAGAAGAAATAGATGAACAAGCACGTATAGATGCTGAAGAAGCTCAAGCAGTTTTAGATGCTCAGAGAGAAGCAGAAGAAGAAGCTAGACTCAGAGCCGAAGAGCAAGCAGCAGCAGAGGCCGCTAGAGCAGCAGCACAGGCCGCAGCAGATCAAGCTGAAGAAGACCGCATAGCAGCAGAAAGAGCAGCACAAGCGGAAGCAGACGCAGCAGCAGCTTTAGAGCAAGAAAGACTTGCTAAAGAGGCTGAGGCAGAACGTCAACGTCAACAGCAAATAGCTGACGAGCAAGCTGAAGCGGCTAGAGTTGCTGAACAAGCTAGAATAGCTGCTGAGCGAGCAGCAGAAGCTGAGGCTAAAAGACAAGCAGCAGCGGCAGCAGAGGCTCAACGTAGAGCAGAGGCTGCTAGAGTTGCTGAAGCAGAGCGCATAGCAGCAGAGCAAGCTGAAGCAGACAGATTAGCCGCTGAAGCTGAAGCTAAAAGACAGACTGAAGTTACTGTTACTGATGAGGAAGGAGAAGTAGTAGATATTACTGGTGATGTCCCAGACACTACTACAGTAGAGGAAGAAGTAGACCCAGAGTTTGAAGAAGTAGATATTACTGCTGATGATCCAGAAGTAGAGATAGACATAGAGCAACCTGAAGTAGAACAACCTGAACAACAGCCCGTACAACAACCTTCAGATTCTAATGGCGGCGGTGGAGGCGGCGGAGGCGGTGCTGATACTGGCGGTGGTGAAACTGGCGCAGGTTCTTCAGGCACTGGAATACCAGAAGAAGGCTCAGGTATACCAGGCACTTCAGGTTCTGGCGGTATTGCTCAGGAAGAAGGATACGACCCTGATCTGACAGACACAATGAGCGTTCCTAATCCTGATTTTGATCCAGAATCTAGGGATGTTCTGATACAAAGAACTATTTACGACATGATTCTAAACGAAACAGACCCTGTTCTTAGGGAGCGTTTAGAGCAAGAATACGAAAGGATGGGTGGCAACCACCTAGAAGAAGTTAGAGCTGGTGTCCCTAGAGAAGAGGTATATGCTGATTATCCTCCTGAGTACATAGAAGTTCCTTACGAAGAAGCTACGTTAGATGAAGAAACTTTTGAGGCTCGTTATCCTGATGGCTGGGTAGGCGGTTCTTTTGATACTGTAGATGCTAACAAAGACGGTGTTATCTCTGAAACTGAGCTGTATGACTATGAGCATAACATGGGAAGTGGCCAAGGAGGAGAACCTTCTGACATTGTTAAAGCAATCTTAGACGCTTTAAGATTAGAAGTGGACACTCCTGATCCCTCTACAGGTCTTCCTACAGATACTACAGTAGAAGTAGGCACGGCTGCTGGCTCTACTGATCCTGCTGTAGGCACAGGACAAGACCCTTCTACTGATCTTTCTACAGGCATTCCTTCTGATACCACGTCTACTAGTGGCACTACAGGCGCTGGAGGTGCTGGTGTAGGTACTGATGTAGGAGGAGGCGCTGGCGGCGGTACTACAGGCGGGGGCGCAGGTTCTGGAGAAGCAGAGGCAGGTGCAGGTGCAGGAGAAGGAGAAGGAACTGGAGAAGGCAGCGGCACAGGAGAAGGCTCTGGGACTGGGACAGGAACTGGAGAAGGTTCTGGTGACGGAGCAGGCACAGGCAGCGGTACTGGAAGCGGTAGTGGTTCAGGTTCTGGAGGAGGATCAGGAAGCGGCATAGGAACAGGTGTAGGAGCTGGTAGCGGTACACGTACAACAGACTCTCTCTTCGGTGACATGCTGAAGCTAGAAACACAAGTAGGTTCTACGCAAAAGCTAGTACCATTTAGCTTAGCACCTGTACCAGAGCTAATGCCTTTCCAGTATCAGGAGCAACGGCCTTTAGAACAGTTTACACAGCCACGTATGCTAACAAACGAGAGTGGCTTAGAAATTAACATACCACCACGACAATTAACTCAAGAAGAACTGCTACAGCAGTGGATAGACTCACAGAAGGTTTCTTTGTAATGACATACTTACAACTAGTAAACAGCGTATTGCGTAGACTCAGAGAAGATGAAGTAACATCAGTCTCTCAGAACAGCTACTCTAAACTTATTGGAGAGTTTGTTAATGACGCTAAACGCTCCGTAGAAGATGCTTATGACTGGACAGCTCTGCGTACTACACTGACTGTAACCACAGACGTTACAACCTTTAACTATGTGTTGACTGGCTCACAGAACAGGATGAAGCTGTTAGACGTTATCAACGACACCTCAGATTTCTTCATGCAGTACCGCCCTTCTCGCTGGATGGACAACGCTTTCTTGATTGAGACACCTCCTCTAGGGTCTCCACAGTTCTACAGCTTCAACGGTGTTAACGCTGCTGGTGACAACGCTGTGGACATCTACCCCAAGCCTGACGGTGTGTATCAGCTACGCTTTAACGTGGTACTACGTACAGCAGACTTCACAGAAGATACAGAGACTCTGGCAGTGCCTTCATCACCTGTTGTGCAGATTGCTACAGCACTGGGTGCTAGAGAGCGTGGAGAGACTGGTGGTACAAGCGCAGCAGAGTTGTTTGGACTTGCTGACAGAACATTGTCTGACGCTATCGCTATTGATGCGTCACAACATCCTGAAGAAACTATCTGGTATTCTTAATGGCACAACAACTACAGAACATCACAGTAGCTGCTCCAGGCTTTGCTGGTCTTAACACACAGGACTCGCCAATAGGTGTTGATCCCTCGTTTGCTGCTGTTGCAGACAACTGCGTTATTGACAAGCTAGGCCGTATTGGTGCGCGTAAGGGCTGGGTAGAGGTATCTACTAATGGCTCTTCTGTATTAGGCAGCAGCCGTGGTATAGAAACCATGTACGAGTTTATTGATAACTCTGGCGATAAGGTCATAC